CTCTTTGCCAAGGTAAGTCTTCACCTTCTGGCGCTGGTAAAAATCTAATTACAGCAAAACCATTTCCAGTTTTATCTAGTTCTGGTTTCCAAAATCTGTCGTCTTGGTATTTTGATTTGTTTTTTTCTTTGTCCTCAGGATTGAGGTTAGCCTCTATGGCTTTCGTAAGTTTGTCAAAGTTACTTGACGATTGTTTTAATGTTTCAAAGTCCATTGTATTCTCCTTGTATGTATCTTTGTATTCGTTGTTTTTGTGTTACCTGTATAATCGGTATCATTTTTATTTATAAGAGTTCTCACGTTCATTTACCCATTTTTTTAGGCCATCTTTTTTAGCCTGTTCATCATAGGTTGCTTTTGGTAAAGACCTCTTAATCTTGTACTCTTTATAACGTTCACACCAATCCACAATTGTGTCTAATATTTTATATATTATTCTATCAAACATATTAGCTCTAATGTATCACACTTCATGCTATTTGTCAACCCTCATTTGACCCTATATTGAAGTTTATTCCATAATTCAAACCATTGACTTCTATCATTACATATTATACTTTCAATATGTGTATAACCTCTGGCCACAGCGTATCTATATCTATTTGAGCCAGTTACTACACCATATTGTTCATTTGTGCCACGCCATGGTAACCTATTCCAATAGTTTTCTTTTTTGATTACTAATATAGGATTTTTCATACCATTTATGTCCATGTCTTTCATAACTGTTTCCAAGTATTGCATGTAATTTTCATCTTTCCTATTAGGTAAGTCAAATAGTTTATTGATTTCTATAAGTTCTTGTTTTTGATCTGGTAATATATTATATGCAACTAAAGGTTTCATTAAATTTTTTATAATCCATATAACTTAAATTTTTCTTCGCCTCTGTATTCCATTCTTCTATATTACTACTAACCGGTGTATTACCTCGTATACCATTTGGATTTACTTTTACAAATTTAACTTTAGGAAACTCTCTCATTAAAGTTTGCCATTGGCTAATCCAGTTCACACTTGGTATGGGTTTATTCTTTTCATCTGCATAGTTTTGTGTTGACTTGTACATATTATTTACTGTATTTGTGTCACTAACTAAATCGTGTCCAATCAAATATAAAGTTTCTAAATCTTTGTTTTGATTTAATGCAACCCAACCAGCAGATGCTCCACAAGCCCAACCTCTATCTTTGTCACCTAAATCTTTTAATGTGTGTGTTTTATCATTATGAATATCTACCCAACTCACATAACAACCAGTATGATTGATTTTTTTCTTTTCTATTTGTTCACCACCTTGTATTCTTCTAATGACACCTACTTGACCAGATATATTAGAACCATGAAATACATAATGCTCTTTATTATCTCTTTTGTTTTCGTATATTTTAAAATTCTTTTTAGCAGTATCTATTTCACTTGGTGTTAGATTAGCAAATACAACACTACTATAAGTCATACCTGGTAATGGATTCCAATCTCTTAACCATAGCTCTCCATCATAACCACTTTGATAAATCTCATGCATCATAGGACCATCAACAGCTGTTAATACATCTGGTTTAAAATCTCTATATAAAGCATTACAACCATATATCTTACCATGTGGTCTTAATTTAATTAAATCTATGCTTGATCTACTTTGTCCGTTTCCTATACAAAATACTGTCTTAGCCATTGATAAATGTTTCTTTCATTATTAATTTACACTCTGTTGCATTAAAGTTTATAAATGGTTTTAGTCTGGTAACCTTAAGTGAGATTTCAGGCCATACAATTTTTTCGGTAATTTCCTTATCCCAATTCTTAACAAAGCCAAGAAAGTGATTAAGCACGATCGTGGTCTGGTAACTAATTTTCCTTTGAATAAGTAAGCGTAGGATTCTTGGATGCTGTCCGCTAGTAGGAATAAACCCATCGTCAAAAGAAATAGACTTACGGCTAAAGTCAGAAATAATATTTCCACAGTCTTGTTTAAAATGATAGGCAAAAGATTCTTTACGTTTTTTATAATCCAAGTAAACCCCTCTACCATCATTTGCCAACAGATTACCAATCCATTTCTTGCTATCTGCAAGAAAGTTAGCAACAAAGAAATCAAGTATATCAGCTTCTGCATATTTTGTACTCAGTTTGTGAAAAAAGTATCTATCTTTTCTTTTTGTAAAAGTGTCAAGTTTTGTATTGACCTTACCACCATACTTATAATAGTCGTAAGTATCTGTGGTAAAATGTAATTTAACAGCAAGATATGTTTTATATACATCAAACCCACCATACATTATATTGGTAACACTCCACATTTTGACATCTTCAATAGTCTTAATTTAGTTGCCTCAAATTTTATTTTTTCTTTTAGTGGTTTACTTAATAATGAGGACACTTGGCCTGTGTCTAATTGATTTTGTTCACAATACCAAATGACAGCATCCATGTAAGATATTTTTTTATCTTTTACCACAGACTCTATCTTCATACTAAATTCTTTACTATTCATATTTTCTAACTATATGTTTTCTTAATGCTCTTGTTAGTTCTTCTATTTTATCTATAACAGCAATTAAACTAGGGTCAGTAATATACTTACTTGCCTCTTTTGCTTGGTCTCTTAAATCGTTATATTCTTTGATTGAGATTCTAACCATTGGACTGGTATCTCTTGTGGATTCATTCTCAAAAGTCTTATCATTATCTTTATCGTCTACACTTGTCATTCACTCCTCCTTAATTTAGTGGGCGCCTCCACTCTCGCATCAGCGCCCTTTGTCAATTGACTATTTTAATATATCACACCACTCGCTTTTTGTCAACCCTATATGTCGGATTTTGGATTGAATTCAAACCCTGGGTTTAATTGCACATCAAAAGTTCTAAACAAAATACAACTATAATTACTGTTAGGTGTCATAACAGAGGCCATTGTTTCGTCAGTATCTATACCTACCCAATATGTCACTATGTAAACTACCTCACCATCAGGTCTACCACCTGTTCTACCATAACTAACATTGAGAGGTTGCATTTCTTTTCTCTTTGCGTATTCCCATAATGATTCATTTGATATACAAATTGCAGGCACTTGTTCCCACCAAGATCCTTGGTTTAGTTCTTCATCTGCTTGTGATGAAAATGCTATAAACACACCTATAATTAATGATAGAATTAGTTTTTTCATAAGCCCTTTCTATGGATAAAATGTGGGCTTTTAGTCTTGCTTGATTTTATCTTTATTTTGCTCTGAATAATATTTATAAAACTCGTCAATAGATTTCATCAAAGGTTGCATATAATTCTTCTTTTCTTTGATAAAGTTTTGTACCGAGCCATCTTCAGAGGCAAGTAAGATAACGACTTGATCTATGCTTTTACCAAAAGTCTCCTCATACATTTGAGCATATGCTGTCGTTTGTAAGAAATAGTTATCAATCCAACTTTCTTGTCGTTCTTTATTCGCAGTTTTAAAATCAATTACAGATAATTTACCATTAAATTCTGCCACACAGTCAACTTGACCAGCGATAGTTAATTTTGGACTATACATTATTGTTTCTAATAAATGTATGTTATCTATTTGGTCAATGTATGGTCTTAATAGTTTAAATAAACCTAATGGCAATACACCTCTTTCACTTGGCGTTTGACCTTTTAAATATTCTTCAACAATTTTAAAAGCACCGCCTTGACCTGACTCTGCTAATATTGAAGCAAAATCTAATATTTTATCTGTTGTTGTAGCACCTACAGCTTGATCGTATAAAGGTCTACCAGTTTTAATATCTACTCCTACAAAGGCAGACAACACTCTATCTGTTAATGCTTTAGGAGAAATATAAGAATTAAGAGCGGTATCACGTATACTACCAATAGCACCATCAATCATTTCACTTGTCATTCTATCATCACCAAAAGATTTAGCAAAAGCTAAACGGCCAACAGAATTAAGTTGATCCATAAATTCAAAACTACTTGAGTGCATTGTGCGTGTTCGTATAAAAGGTTTAAAATTTTGTTGTTGTTCTTTAAGTCTTTCAGTTATGAATTTATCATAGCTACCTTTAAAATTAAGTTCTTTTTTAATTGAGGAAATGTCCATAACAATATTACTAACCATAATTTTATGGTGATAATCTATAAAGTTAATTAATCTAAGTTTAGATAAAACTTTTAAAAACATTAAACCAATACTTTTATTAAAATGTCTAATTTTTGATTTTGAATTAGTTTGTTTTTTTAAAAATTCA